GCCAACTATGTGATAGCTAAGCGTGTGCGAGACCTTTACAATAGAGTCATCGTGTCGGAGGTTTACTTCGATGCAGCCAACGGCCCATCAGTATTGGCTACGCCTGTACCCGAGGGTTATTTTCAAACTCAGGTCCGTGTGACCTTTGAATTCATCGAGGAACTCTGACCATGGCCACCATTCGAGGTGAACAAGGCTCCGTCCAATTTGATGCCGCAGGAACAACTAATGCCACTGTCGTTGGCACTCGCAGTTGGAGCCTGACCACTACGAAAGAAACGCTTGACACTTCAGTGCATGGCGACACTTTCCGTAGTTTTGTCGGCAGCATGATTTCCGGCAGCGGTACTGTCGAACTGGTTTACGATCCTGATGCAACCGGCCAAGCTGGTTTTCTTGAGGATGTGTTGACCACTGCAGATCCTGCAGACGCAACCTTTGAGCTGTTTACGACTGGTAGCGTTTCCGGTACTGATTCGATCAGTTTTGCTGGCATTATTACCGACATGGAGATCAGCTCCAACGTTGGTGATCTTGTGGTTGTTAGCTGCAGCTTCATTACTAGTGGAACTATTACAGGCAACCTTGAATAATTAAGGATGCTGGACTAAGCTTTGGGGCATCATGCTTTGTCGTTGAATGCCAGCTCCTAAATCTCGAACAGTCGATTTGCTGGTTGAGGCGTTTGACCTTAACCAGCGTCGCAAATTTGAGCTTAAGAACGCAGCAGGCGAAGTCGTAATTGAGCTGTATTTTAAGCCGATCACCCGAGCTGATCGCAAGAAAGCGCAGACGATGGCGCAAAGCGAAGAAGCTTTAGACATCAGCACTTATATGCTTTGTCAAATGGCGGAGCTAAAGGATGGTGAAAAAGCTTTTGCCATGGCGGATGCACCCAAGCTGCAACGACAGCTACCCGAGTCAGTGTTAAATGAGGTTGAGTTATTTTTGTTTGGCCTTGGTGGTGAAGAAAGCCTGAAGGAAGCAAAAAACGATTAGAGCAGGACAGTTGGCTCTTTTTTGAGTTTCATCTGGCCTGCGAGCTTGGCATGACAGTAAGCAAGCTCCGCACCGAACTTACGGATGCGGAGTTTGTGCATTTTGCTGCTTACTACGAGTTGAAGGGTGAACGTGAGAAGGATGCGATGGATCGCGCAAAGCGAGGTCATCGATAAACTGAACGTATTGCAGAGCGTGCCGTGGCAGTATCCAACATTGAGTTTCGTGTAGAGACAAAGGACGCAAATGCAAAGATTCGTTCGCTTCAAACTCAAGTTCAAAAGCTTGAAATTGCTGTTTTAAAGGCGGGTGGATCCACGAAAACTGCCGGGGCAGGTTTTAAGGCATTTTCTAGTGGTGCCCAAGCTGCTTCTGTTGGAGTACGCGGTCTAGGGGCTGCCTTGGGTGCAGCACTTGGACCTTTGACTGCTGTTGTGGCAGCAGCGGCAAGCCTTACACAGGTTTTTGACGTAATATCTAAGCAGGATTTTGCAGAAGCCAAAGTTCGATCTCTTGGCGTAAGTAGTGCCGAGTTAAAACAAAGATTAGTTGGTGTTAGCGCCGAGCTTTCGGGTCAAGCAAGCGTTTTAGGTTTAACGTCGGCAGCTTACGACGTTGCTTCCGCAGGATTTACTAATGCAGCTGATGCGGCAAATATTTTAAAAGCAGCTAGCCAGGGTGCGACTGGCGGATTTAGTGACATCAACACAGTTGGGGATGCCGCGACTTCTGTTCTAAATGCTTATGGTTTGCAGGCCGATCAAGCGGCAAGACTTGTTGACGGATTTATTCAAACACAAAATGACGGCAAAATTGTCATTGGAGAGTATGCAAACAATATTGCAAAAGTTGCTCCTGTTGCTGCTGCGTTAGGCGTTCCTCTTGAGCAGGTGAATGCAGCCGTTGCTCAAATTACAGCGGGTGGTCAGGGCGCAGAAGTTACATTTACTGCGCTTAAAACAGCATTGTCAGCAATTGCTGCAGGCAATGTAGATAAAGTTTTTTCCGAATTGGGTGTAAAAATTGATAGTTCTACTATCGCTTCGGATGGTTTGGTGGGCACTTTGGAGAAAATTAAATCAACTGGCGCAGACGCAGGACAGATAATTAAAGCATTTGGTACGGAAGCTGGACCATCGATCTTGGCTTTGTTGAATGACACTGAAAAATATAACAAGTTGCTAGAAAACCAAGTTAATGCGCAAGGTGCGGCGGCAAAAGCAGCGTTTGAAGCTTCAGATACAATTCAAGGTCAGTTGACACGACTGCAGACCGCGTTCCAAAATATTTTTAGCGATCAATCCGAATTAGGAACCTTGATTAAAGAAGTTTTCAAGATTGCTGCTGTTACCGTTGAAGTTTTTGCTGTAGCCCTAAGCAACAGTCTTGCTCCATTTCGAGCCTTGGGGGAAATTGGCGCCGGTGTTGGAGATGCTATCGCTGAAGCACTTGGTATCAAGGGTGCTAATGCGGCTTTTGAGTTAGAACAAGGATTCCAAGCCAATTTAAAACGTGCTAGAGATTTTGGCAATTTTATTGTTGGTCTTGGTAAAAGAATTGGTGAAGTAATTGGAGGAGTTGCAAAGGTTGCGGTCAATACAGGAAGAAAAGTTGCAAACTATTTGGGCGGAATTTTTAGCAGTATCTTTGGACGAATTGCAGAGGCAATTAAAGGAGCTTACAATTTGCTCCCTCCGTTTATTAGGAATTTCCTTGAGGAAGGTGCTGGAGCGATTTCAAGAGCTATCGGTGGCGCAGCCCAGGGTGTCGGAGCTTTCATTCAGGAAACAATTGACATTGGTGCTGGAGTGACGGGTGGTGGCGTTACAACTGCAACTGCAACGGAAGACCTTCCTGCAAATCAGGTCAGCCCAACAAAAGGCAAACTTGCAACCGCAAAAGAGCTAACAGAACAGGAAAAACAGCAACTTAAAATGAAAAAACTTGCTGATCAATTGGAAAAGCAAGCATTGGAAACGCAAGAGCGAAAACGTCAATCTTACGAATCGCAATATGCAACTCTTGACGAACAACGAATGCTGCTTGAAGGCAAGCTAAACGGCAACGAAAAAGAGGTTGAATATGCAATTGCGATGAGCAGACTTCACAAAGAGCATGGAGTAGAGCGCGGCAATATTTTACTTCAACAGATAAAAGAAAATGATGAGTTAAAGGATCGCGTCAAAATCATGGAAGAGATTAAAAAAGAACAAGAAGAGGCTGCAAAAAAGATGGATCAGTTTTACCGTTCAATTGGCGATTCAATTCAGACTGGCATTGTTGATTCGCTAACGGCTGCCGTAGAAGGTACGAAATCGCTTGCTGAAGTAGCCTCTGACACGCTAAGAAGCCTTGCCAATATCATGTTGAAATTCGGTTTGCAGACGTTCTTAGGCGGCCTTGGTGGTAACGATGGCGTTGGACTCTTTAGCAAGCTCTTTGGTGGTGGCAGAGCCTCTGGCGGCACTGTTAGCGCTGGCATGTCATACGTTGTTGGCGAGCGTGGCCCTGAGTTGTTCACGCCTGGTCGTAGCGGCAGCATTGCACCAAACAATGCACTTGGCGGCTCTAACATTGTTGTAAATGTCGATGCCAGCGGCACCAGTGCTCAAGGCAACGGTCAAAATGCAAAACAAGTCGGTGCTGCAATCGGTGCAGCCGTTCAGGCTGAACTGATTAAACAGCAACGACCCGGAGGATTGCTCGCACGCTAATGGCTACTTTTCCCGCTATTACTCCGACTTACGGCGCATCAAAGCGCAGCCAACCTAATGTGCGAATCGCACAGTTTGGCAGTGGTTATTCACAGCGCGCTACTTTTGGATTGAATCAGAATCCGAAAGCTTGGGATTTAACTTGGAACGTGTCCGAGACTGATGCCGACACGATCGAAGATTTTTTAGATGCACGTGGTGGCGCTGAGGCATTTGAATGGACTCCATTAGATAGCGCGACTGAATATAAATGGATTTGTCGCGAATGGCAAAAATCGATTCCGTATTTGAATCGTGCCACAATTACAGCCAAATTTGAGCAGGTGTTTGAAGCATGAGCGTTCCTGACAAGATCCAATCAGAAATCCAGAAGCTTGAGCCGTCAGCAATCATTGAGCTGTTTCAGCTGGAACTTACTGCAGCGGTTAATGGCATCGATCACACTTACTACTATCACGCCGGAACAAACGAGCTGACAAGTAACATTGTTTTCAATGGTAAAACTTACACAGCCTTTCCGATTGAGGTCGAAGGTTTCAACTTGACAAGCAAGGGGGCAATACCTCGCCCGACAATGCGCCTAGCAAACGTAACCAGTGCGATTTCAGCGATTTTGGTGCTTTATAGCCCGCTTGGCGCGAAGGTGACACGCATCCGAACTTGCAAAAAATTTCTTGACGCGGTTAATTTTTCAGGCGGTAATGCAACGGCAGATCCTACTGCCAAGTTTGAAGACGAAATTTGGTACATTGACCGCGTTGCAAATGAGAATGCACAAGTTGTTGAGTTTGAGCTAGCCAGCAAGCTAGACCTGACAAATGTTGCACTACCTCGTCGTCAGATTTTGGAGCACTGCCCGTGGCAGTATCGCGGCGACGAGTGCCAATATAGAGACAAGCGTTATTTTGACATCAACGACAAAAGCGTCAGCAATGCGTCTCAAGATGTTTGCGGCAAGACATACAACAGTTGTCGAGTGCGTTTTACCGGCAAGCAAAATTTGCCATTTGGAGGCTTTCCAGGTGCAAGACTTCAGATTTGATGCCGAAGCTCATGCAGCAAAAGAGCTACCGTTAGAGGCTTGCGGTGTTGTTGTGGATGGCCAATATTGGCCTTGCCGCAATATCGCTGATAATCCTCAGCGCGATTTCGTGATAAATCCTGTGGACTACGCAAGAGCTGCATTGTCAGGCAAGATTGAGGCGATTGTGCATTCTCATCCAATGGGTGGAACGGCCAGCCCAGCCGATCGCGCAACGTGTCAACACACGAAACTGCCTTGGCACATTTATTCAATGCCGGATCGAAAATGGTCAATTATCAATCCTTGTTAGGTCGCCAATGGGAGTACGGCGTCAACGACTGCTTTTCATTGGTGCGCGATTGGTTCAAATTGCAGGGCATTAAATTGCCTGATTTTGATCGCCCAAGTGACTTAGAGCTGTGTGAAAGCATCTTTTTGCGTCACGCTGTGGCGATTGGTTTTAAAGAAGTTGATAGCCAGCGGCGAAGACCGGGCGATGTGCTCATTATGCGCCTTGGGACACTGAGCCCAATGCACGCAGCGATTTTGATGGACGGCAATCATATTTTGCATCAGCGGCAAAATTCTCTGAGTGCAATCGAGCCGTTGCGGCGGTATTATGACCAAAGGATTGCAGCAGTGTTCCGTTATGCAGCAGGTCGTCCGACTGCTGGGTGATCTGGGTGAGCGGTACGGCGCCGAGCACAACTTTTATGACCTGCGTTCGCCCGCTGAAGCGATCAAAGCTCTTTGCATCAACTATCCAAAGCTGCAAGAAGAGCTGATACACGCGCATGAAAACGGCGTTGGCTATCGCGTCATTCAGGCTGGTGCTGATCTTGGATATGACGATTTGCAGTTACCCTTAGGCAGCAATGACCTGATTTTGACGCCTGTCATTAGCGGCAGTGGCGATACAACGGGTCAGATATTGGCTGGCGTTGGCCTGATTGCTGTTTCATTTTTGCTGCCTGGAGCGGGATTATTTGGCACAACTAGCTTGTTTGGGGCTACTGCTGGCACTGGATTTTTGACTGCAGCAGGAACGGCTTTAAGTGCTATCGGTACAAGCTTAATCCTTGGCGGCGTCTCTCAAATGCTTTCGCCGCAGCCTACTGTCCCGACAGTTAGCGGTCAGGCAAGGCTCACAAGCCCTGAAGCTTCAGCAACTGATGGCCCACAATCTGTGTTGCGAGGTGCAAATGGTCGTCAATCGTATGCTTTCACTGGCCCAGCCAACACGGTTGGCGTTGGCAATACCGTTCCTGTTGTCTACGGAACAGCGCTGATCGGAAGCCAACTTTTGTCGGCACGTGTTGTTATCGAAGACGAATCAGATCCGTTATCAAAATACATTCGCAAACCCGGTCCCGACAGTGTTCGTATAGGCGGCGAAAAGCTGTCCGGCTTGACCTACGCAAACGGCAACCGTTATCGCTCTTGGAAGCCAAATTGGCTGCGAGCAAAATTTGACAACGAAAAAACTCTCGACCCAGTTACAGGCAGTGCCACGCGATTGTTTAACCGAGACTATCACACAGGTCAGCGGTCTGAGAATTATATGATTTTCTTTGAATTAGATAGAGGTCTTTTTGATCGCGTTTCAGGTGCAAATTCAACGCTAGTCGATGGCTACATCACGTATGAGGTTCAGCTAGAGGTTGAACACGATGGTGCAGACTCTATAGTTGCCGTCGTGCAAACCACAATCCAAGGGCTAATTTTAGACGGGCAGCCATTCCGGTGGATGCAATACTTTCAGTATCCAGAGATCGACTCTAGCCTGAACCCTAGCGTTCTTGTGACTAGAGTTAAAATTATCGACGCCAGGTGCAACAAGTTTTGCAGACTTGTTCCCAAGTACAACGGCATTGAATTGTTCAAAAATACAAGTTGGTGGGACGCACCATTGGAGGCTTGATCAATGGCATTAAATTCGACATCCACTATTCGCATTATTGACCTTTTATGTGAAGGCCCGATTCAAGGCATTGTTGGCCAAGCTGAGGGCATTTACCTCGACGAAACACCGATCAAAACAGGCTCCATAAATAATTTTGTAACGGGGTCTGTTTCTTACGATTTTCGTCCTGGAGGCAGAACACAAAGCCGCTTGCCTCAGGCCCCTGGGTTTACGAGCACAATTGAATCTGTCAATCTAGAGATTGGTCAAAGCTATAGCGAAACCCTAAATGCTAACAACAGAGTTACGGCTAGAGATTACGGCGCTGGTTTCGCAATCAGGCAAATCACAGATCAAGACGCAGATTTTGTAAAACTGCTGTTTACGATTCCTCGCCTTTACTCGACCGCAGTAGAAGGTTTAGCAAAAGGTCAATTATTTGACGCCTCAATTTACTATCGGGTTTCCATTCAGGACGTAGGCAATGGCACTATCTATGAGCAAGCCCTAGAGAAAACTATCACTGGCATCTCAACCAGCAGTTATCAAGTTCAAACCCCAAGAATTGAACTAAAAGGAACTGGGCCTTGGAATGTTAGGGTCGATAAGCTTAATGTTAGAGAAGCTAGCTTTGAAGTTCAATTTTACGATTTTGAAGACGTTGATAAAACAATTCCACTGCAAGGCGGACGCGCCAATCAATTTATTTGGACCAACATGGAGATTGGTCAAGAAGTAAAAACGGCTTATCCATATTGCGCGGTCGCAGGACTTGATATTTCAACTGAACAATTTGACAGCCTTCCTACTCGCGCCTATTTGCTAAAAGGTCGAACCGTTCAAATTCCTGCGAACATGCGCGTTCGCGAAGACGGAAGCCTTCAAGAGGTTGCGCCATTTAACGGGAAAACGAAATCTACCTGGACAACATGCCCCGTGTGTTGTTGGCGCGACATGTTGACCAATAAGCGCTATGGAGCAGGTGATTTTGTAGCAGCAGAAAACACAAGCTGGACAGATTTGTATCCATTGATCAAGTATTCAAACGAGTTAGTTGCAACACCCAAAGGCGAAGAGCCGCGATTTGCAATTAACACCGTAATTGGCAATCGCACTGAAGCTTTTAACGTCTTGCAAGACATGGCCAGTGTATTTCGCGGGATGTTGTATTGGCAAGCAAATACAATTCAGGTGACCGCAGATCATGGAAATTATGGCAATTACAACGGTCTTTCGTCAGTCCATCTTTACAACAACAGCAATGTCATTGAAGGGCTGTTTAATTATTCTGGAACGTCTTTAAAGACTCGCAGCACAAGCGTTCGTGTTCGCTACAACGACCCAAGCAATTTTTATAAGTCAGACTATGTTGTCATTGAAGACGCAACGCTAATTAGTAAGTACGGCTATCAGGTCAAAGAGGTCGTTGCGTTTGGAACAACATCCCAATATCAAGCACAACGTCTTGGGCGTTGGCTGCTGGCGTCAGAGGAACTTGAAGGCGAAACCGTTCAATTTTCAACCGGCTTAGATGGTGCTGTTGTAATTCCTGGCCAGATTTTTGCGGTTGCTGATCAAACACGCCAAGCCGCTCGCATTGCCGGTCGCGTTAGCAGTGCCACGACTACTTCAGTTGTGGCTGATCAGACCGTCAGCCCATTGATCTCCGGCAGCGGTCACACTTTGACATGCGTTTTGCCAGACGGAACAGTTGAAACGAAAGGTATTACTAGCGTTTCTGGTAAGACTTTTAATCTTCGGGAGGCGTTTAGCGAAGCACCTCAGGCTCAATCAGTATGGTCACTTACTAGCACTGATGTAAGGGCTCAAAAATTCCGGTGCATTTCGGCCGCTGACAACGGCGATGGGACTTATTCAATTGTCGGTGTTGTTCATAACGACAGCATTTATGAAGCTGCAGACAAAGGAAAGGATCTGAAATACCGTGACATTACGCTGATTGATGATCGCGCAGCAAAACCGCAAAATCCTGTATTCCGCACTCAAGAGATTCGCAAAAACAACAACACTGTGAATCGTGTTACGGCGAGCTGGACTCGCGGAGTAGGCGGCCCTACCACAGGTTATGAGGTTTCATTTAAGGTCGGCAACGGCAACTTCACTCGAGTTAGGAGAGTTTCTGAAACTTCTTTTGACATGGATGGCATGAAATATGGCCAAAAAATTACTTTCAGGGTCCGCGCTGTTGGTTTCGGCAAAAGGTCTAACAAGTCTGCTTGGGTGCAAAGAACCTATCAAGTGCCAAAAGCTCCAGATCCAGACGATCCGATCAAGAAACCGATTGTTAAACCGCCTGATGCAATTGATGTCACGATTCAGGCGGTCAGCGACAAGCAGGTCATTTTGCAATGGGGCATCGGAAAAACGGGCGTTAACCCTGACGATTTAATTGCAATCATCCGTCACTCAAGCAAGGTTGATGGTACCGGAGAATGGGCGAATAGCAGACTACTGCGTCAAGTCGATGCCCTGGCGCGTCAAGCAACGTTGCCGCTAATTGAGGGCGAATATCTTATCAAATTTGCGTACACCAATAAGCAGCGAAGCGTAAATGCGGTCAGTGCTGTCATTGACATTCCAGAATCACTGCCAAAGTTTGAAATAGAAGTCCGCCGGGAGGATCAAGATTCGCCACCATTTCAAGGTGAAAAAGACGGTACTTTTTACAGTGACGAATATGACGCCTTGGTTGTTGATGGCACGTCAACATTTGACGCCGTTGTTGATGTTGACGCGCTTGGATCATTTGACTTTTTAGGTGAGCGCAAACTTGCCGGAACGTATTATTTCCGCGACGTGCTGGACCTGGGCGGTGTTTATCCGGTCTCGTTTACAACTAAGCTAACCTCTCGCGGCTTATATCCTGCTGACGAGATTGATGAGCGCACTGAGGGTATCGATCTTTGGAGCGACTTTGACGGTGGTATTGCGGATGATACTAGCTGCACGCTGTATTTCCGAACGAGCGACCAAACAGCAACGACCGAAGAGCTGCTTCTTGAGGATGGCTCATTCTTTTTGCTTGAAGATGGAAGCGACAAAATACAGATGGAGTCCAATCTTGTCTTTGATGACTGGATCCCTATGGAGTCTGGCCGCTATGTCGGCAGACAGTTCCAATTCAAGGCTGAGCTTGAATCATTCCATCAAGATCAAACGCCGCTTATTGACGAACTTGGATACACAATGGAGCTAGATTCGCGGACAGAAAGCAGCGACACGATTGCATCAGGTGCTGGAGCGAAGGCAGTGACGTTCGTCAACGCTTTCTATGAAACACCAAACGTCGGGATTACTGCTTCCAATCTGAGCACAGGGGATTACTATGAAGTGACATCAACCTCTAGAACTGGCTTTACGGTCACCTTCCGCAACAGCTCTGGCACGGCGGTTAATCGTAATTTCAGCTATCAAGCGGTTGGCTACGGCACTGAACAAACCTAAGCATGGCCACTCACGATTACGTTGTTTCCAACGCTTCCGGTGCGGCTGTCCGTTCCGACCTTAACAATGCGTTGGCGGCAATCGCTACAAACAACAGTAACGCAACTGAGCCTGCAACGACTTATCCATTTCAGTGGTGGGCTGACACGACAGCAGGGCAGCTAAAATTGCGAAATTCGTCGAATGACGATTGGGTTGTCATCCAAGAGCTTGACGGTACAAAGCTGCTAAAAAATGCTAGTGCCGCAGCCCCTGCACTGGCATTTGCAAGTGATTTAGACACTGGAATCTATCGACCCAGTAGTGGTGTGCTTGCGGTGGTATCGAATGGTAACCCTGGAGCCAGATTTGCCGCTAACAGCATCGTATTCAATGAAAATGGCTCGAATGTCGATTTTCGGGTCGAAGGCACCAGCGAGGCTAATTTGCTCTTTGTTGATGCAGGAAATAATACGGTAAGTTTTCGCGATGATGTACTCATCAATTCAAACGGAGCACTTACTACGCGCAAAGCCATTGGCAAGACTTTTTATAGCGGCACCAACACGGACCTTCTAGTAGCTACAGACACAGGCACCAACACTGGCGATGTTGCACTGGAATCCACCTCCGACACTGCAGCACTTCGCGTTCACTTTACGTTTAGTAACCCCAACGGTGTTGTTGGCTCTATCCGCACAAGTTCATCGTCAACAATTTTTTCAACGTCTTCTGACTATCGCCTTAAAGAAAACGTCAGCTTGATAACTGACGGCATCGCCCGTTTGCAGCAACTGAAACCCAGCCGCTTCAACTTCATTGCAGATCCTGATATTGTTGTCGATGGCTTTATTGCACACGAAGTCCAGGACATTGTTCCTGAAGCCATCAGCGGCGACAAAGACGCAGTCAATGAAAAAGGTGATCCTGAATACCAAGCCATTGACCAATCCAAATTGGTGCCGTTGCTGACTGCTGCGTTGCAAGAAGCAATTGAGCGCATTCAAGCCCTCGAAGTTAAAATTACAGCACTGGAGACCGCTTAATGGCTGATCGCAAAATTTCCGACCTTAGCAGTCTTACTCAGCCTGCATCAGGTGATTTAATTCCTGTTGTTGACGTTTCTGAGGCTGCCAATGCTGACAAGAATAAAAGCATTACCTACGGCACGCTTCTAGGATCTTTGCCTGATGGTTCGGTTGGAGATCCAGCGCTTGGTTTTTTAAGTGACAATGGCACGTCTGGCATTTATCGCACAGATGCCAATGAGGTTGCATTTAGCAATAACTCTAATTTTACAGGCAAGTTCACTACAACCGGCTTTCAGCTTGGCTCTGGAACAGCCGCAGCACAACTGCATACATTTAGCAATGACAGCACCGATCAAGTCATCTTTGAGATGACCGGCGACGGAGCTTCATCCGGCCCGGATCTTGTGTTGTATCGAAGCAGTGACTCACCCGCACCAAATGACGATCTTGGTCATATTATGTTTCGCGGCACCAATGATGCCGCAGGGACGAGCAATTACGCAGAGATTATCTCTCGAATTGTAGACGCGGGTGATGGTTCTGAAATCGGTATTCTTGATTTTATTTCGGCTGATGGTGGATCAAACGCATCAAGGATCCGCATTTCCGGCAGTTTTGTCGGCGTTAATGAAACAGACCCTCAGTATTCATTGCATGTAAGCGATGATGCAAGTGGCACTGCGTTGTATGTGGAGTGCGACGAAAATAGTGCAACTGGAGGCGCAGATATTGTTTTGTCGCGCCATCGCGGCACCAACGTTTCACAAGATAGCGACACTTTGGCGACTATTTTTTGGGACGGACAGAATGACGCTGCTACGCCTGAAGATATCAATTACGCAAAAATTGAAGCCGCGATTGTAGATGCAAGTGATGGGACTGAAACTGGCAGTCTTTCTTTTTATACAGAAACAGACGGCTTTTCAGAATTAAGGCTTGAATTTACTGGCGATGAGACTAACTTTTATCATGATTTGAAAGTTGGTTCGACCGCCAACATGACCGTTGGCAATGGCCTGGCTGGCGACGCAACCAACACTGCCATTGGAAGCAATGCGCTTTCGAGCACCACTTCAGGGACGCTAAACACTGCCATTGGGAGTGATGCGCTTGCAGACGTTACTACTGGAAGTTTCAACGTTGCAGCAGGTAGCAATGCCCTAACGGCCAATATTGAAGGACGACGCAACGTCGCTGTTGGTTATAACGCTTTGCTAAGCAATAGCGACAACGATGACAATACCGCCGTTGGGTATCACGCGCTTAATTCAAACGACGGCCCTCAAAATACCGCCGTGGGCGCACAGGCTTTAGAAGACAACACCACTGGCAGTTTTAACGCTGCGGTGGGTTATCAGGCTGCAGAGAAGAACTATGACGGCGTTCGGAACGTTGCGATGGGCTACCGCGCATTGCAGTTTAATGTGAACGGAGATCAAAACACTGCTGCAGGTGAAAGAGCTTTGCAATACAATTCGACCGGAAGCAACAACACCGCTTTAGGGACGTCCGCTGGTAAGTTTCAAACAGGCACAACCACTTACGCTAATTACTCCAACACAACTTGCTTGGGTAATCAAGCCTATGCTGGCGGAGATAATCAGGTTCAACTAGGAAATTCCAGCACAACAACTTACGCTTACGGTTCTGTTCAGGATCGTTCTGATAAGCGAGATAAAACTGACATTCGTGACACACGGCTTGGGTTGGACTTCATCAAGTCATTGCGTCCCGTGGATTTCCGCTGGGATATGCGTGACGATTATTTTGATGATGTCGATGACGAGCGAGTTGCTGTTCCTAAAGATGGCAGCCGCAAGCGTAATCGCTTCCACCATGGTCTGATCGCTCAAGAGGTCAAGCAGGCCGCCGATGAACAGGGCATTGATTTTGGTGGCTACCAAGACCATAAAGTGAATGGCGGCGTTGATATTTTGTCTCTTGGTTATTCCGAGTTAATCGCGCCTTTGATCAAAGCGATCCAAGAGCAGCAAGCAGTGATTGAGCAACTGCAAGCCGAGGTTGCGGAACTTAAGGCACAATAGTGTTTTTGACTGCTCTGTTCATTTAGACTGCCCAACACAGAGAGCTTTTTGATGCAACTGCCTGATCCCATGATTCCGTGCAAACCTGGCGCGGAAGACATTGAAGCTATGGCTAATCGCCAAGTATGGATTGCTCATTTATACGAGCTTGATGGTCGTCATGACCCTAATCATGCGATGCATGGTTATTACACTGGCCTGCATCTGAAGTACGTCAATCAGTACGCCGCCGCGATTGATCACTGATGGCCGTAAGAGCAAAGGCTGGCTTCAACAAGTCTGATTTTCGCCCTGGCAAGCCGAAGAAAACACGGCAAGGTAATGGGCGGAATTCACTGCCAAATCATGGGCGCAAGTTGCGTCGTGGTCAAGGTCGATAAAATATTTCTAGCTTCTGCAGCTCAGTGGATCGCATCAACATTGAGCTAATCAGTGGCGTCATTGCGCTTGCTGTTCAGGCTGGCATTGCTGTCTGGTGGGCATCTGGCATCCACTCCAAGATTTATCACTTGGAGCATGAAATCACCAAGATGCACATGAACGTCGATCAGAATACTGAGTTTCGTATCAAATGGCCTCGTGGCGAAATGGGCGCACTGCCTGATGACGTAAAGCAAGACAGCGCAATTCATGTGCTGCAAGCTGAGGTAGAACGCCTGAGAAGATCGCAATCTTGCCGATAGAATTAACCTGCAGGAGGCCCAGCCATGATTGAATTAGTTGCTGCAGTTGTAGGCGCCTCCATTGGTGTAGCTGGTTTGTCAGCAACAGGTTTTAGCAAACGAAACAACGAATCACGCGAAGCCGTGATCAGGCTGACAATGGCCGTGGAAAGTATTGCTGGCAAGCTTGAGGAGCTTCATCAGGATATGAAAGAAGATCGACGCGAGATGTACTCAAAGCTAAACAACCATGACATAAGGCTTACTGCACTTGAAGGCAAAATCAGCCAATAGCATTAGGATTGAACCAAAGCCTTTAGATCATGCACGTCGAACAAATTCTTGCTCACCCTGCTTTTTGGATCATTGTGGCTGCAGCGTCTGAACTGATTGGGATGTCCAAAATGAAGGACAACTCCCTAATTCAAATGATCTTTACCGTGTTGAGGGCAATTGACAAGCGTTCAAAAAAGCGTAGCTGATTCCTTTTGATGGTCGCTGGCTATGGCGCTTTGATACGCGTTCCGACTGGGAACGTATGCAACGCGCCATAAACAAGCGTAAATTCCATGCAACCTTGAAAAAAAGGCTTGATAATGCTGAAGAAGACTGGCATAAGGCTCAACCGCCGATGATGCCATCTCCTATTCAGGTTGACGATCTGCACATTCGCGCACCTTGGTATGAGCAAGACTCCGATCAGACTGACTGACCTGTTTCGTTACTACAAGGGCGCACCGCATCAAAATGCAGCGTTGCAGGAACTTGAGGCGCAGATCCTGAAGGCTTCTCCTGATGTGTTTAACCGTGATCAAAATTGGTATAACACTTGGTCTTCAAC